TTAATGATGAGTTTTCATCAATCAACACGTTATTACTTATACTTAACGCTGCCTGTATTGCTGCGGCTGAATCAGCTAACCCATCCGCCCCGACTGCTGAACAGTTAAGCTGGTCTTTAACTCTTAACTTTAAACTCAAACTTAAACTTCCATGAGCTATTATATTATATGTGTTAGCTGTACCAGTTCCAGAGATAACATCAAATATACCGTTAGCTCTCTCTTCTATAATTACTTTATCCCCTACAGCTAGTGTAGTGTCAGCTATAGCTTTTGCTACAGTATCAAAATAAAAAGGTGTGTTCTTATCTTCTATATCTGTAATTCTCTGTTCATGGTTAGCCGGTGCTATCGACTTCCATTTTTCTCCGTCCCATCGGAATGTTACTATCCCCACAGTGAATGTATCACCAGTAGTTGGGCTTGCTGGGTATTGTGGCAAAGCCATAATATTCTCCTGTGTTAATTTAATTTAGTTGTTAAGTTGAAATAACAATCATAAACCCCTCTCGTGAGAAAGGGGTTGAGTTTGTTACTATACTGGTGTATGTGCTAAAGTACCATCACTAAAGTTCCATACAGAACTATCTAATGTGCCTACTGCCCACACTGGTCTTCCTAATGTTGTATTAAAAACTTCTTTTCCTACAAACTTTTCTGCTATATTTATAGTGTCTAATAAGTCTGTAAGTTCTGATGTTAAAGCTGAATGTATTCCTGCCTCTGCTACGCTAGGATTCTCTTCAATCCACTGGTTACTATCGTCGTCCATGTACCAAACGTATGTGGTAGCCTCTGATGGCTTATACCAACGCACTCCATCAATAACGGGGTCCGAAGGTCTCTCTTCCTGAACAAAACTAGCTCCCTGACCTACTTGGATTAAATCTTCTATTTTAGTAGATGGTCCTGTTACGTAACCATCTTCTACTTCTTCTAGAATCATTAATGCTTGGTCATAGGAATCATCCAAGTTCTTTTCTTTTAAAATTGCACCATCTTGATAATCGTTCACAGCATCATCACGTGGTATTACTCTCCGTATATGGAATTGTAACCCATTCGCTACTGGTGAGGTTAGCTGAATCTGTGAGTCGCTAATCCATGTGTACGTTAATTGTGTGGTGTAGTCTTCTGTATCTAAATATACGTAAACGTATTCACGCTTAATGAACCCGTTTACGAAATCTATAGGATACAATACTTGAGCACCATCACTAGTGTAGCTGCGTATTGTCTTAGACATTTATTCTTCTCCGAATATTTCTCGCAGACCTGCTAACGTCATGTCACCGGCTGCTGTGTTTTGTAAAGGTACTAGATTGATTACTGCATCCATCTGCCCCTTCTTATCGTTAAGGCCGGTAGCGTTATAGTAATCGAAAGCTGTACTGAGTGCTGGTACTTGTCCAAGTAATCCTTGTACATCACCTTGCTCGGTTGCTTTATAAGAATCTAATACAAAGTCATATGTGTCTGGATACATACCAAATTGAGTAATATATTTAGTAACATCCATTTGTTCACCATTAGGCTCTTTCCATTCACTACCAGTTATTGCTGATACACCAAGTCCCAATGCTGCGAACTTTGAATATCTAACCATACCAGACATAGCTGCGTTGAGCATTATACCCACTACTGCTTCCTTGTCTGCGAACGCCATAGAACGTCCTAGTGATTTGTTTTGAGCTACTATAGGCATTTGCCTGAATTGCATAGCTAGGGCCATGAGTGGCTTGTTCATCCACGGTGGCATCTCCCCTACTAATGTTTTTTGAATCTGTTGTGCTTCATCTCGAACCATTGCGTATTGGAATTTCTCTCTAGCGGCTTTAGGCCATTTGTCTACATTTAATTTCTTTGGGAAACCGTTATCATCGAACTCTACTAAGTTCTTGAATACGTCTTCTAGGTCTGCGTCTTTACCAAGTGTATCAGTTAAACCCACGTCAGCCATACGAGCATTGCCCATTTTACCTGTACCGTGTTTAAAGTGGTTTGCTACATCTACTGTGAAGCTGGCTTGTGTAACCCTAGTCTGGAATCTACGTACTGCATTGTATCCACTAATCTTACCTAGTGCTCTACTTGCTGTTGCTTTGTACTTACCAAACGTTGCTTTGTCTGCTAACCATAAGGATAGCTTACGGGTATTACCTACTTCATTTAGTACCTCTTCGTCTAAGTGTATTGAATGTCTATCTAACCATTCTAAGTCATTGGTTATACTAGAAATTGACTGAATCTCCCCCATAAGGTTGTTGTTATCTACGTTCTCACCAGCCATATCGAATATCTTTTTGACTGTCTTTTTGTTAGAAAACATGTTAATAGTAGTTCTGGTTATTGCTTGACCAGTCTCTATTGATTGTGCTGTACCTAATCCACCCATTTTAGTTAGTGTTGCCAAGGCCTTAATCTGACGTAGTTCCTCTTGTAAGCCTTCCTGTGTAGGTCTGCCAAACATTAAGTCTATTACATCATCATAGAACTGTTCATGCTTTTTAGTACTAACGCCTTTGTCAATACCTTCTTGAATCATATTCTGCTTGAAAGCATCTATATCAGCTAAAGATGTTAGCATACCGTCTGTGGACTTTGATAACCCTACCCAACCTGCCAGTCTATTACTGTACTTGGTTGCTAGGCCAGCTACTTCATCATCCAGTAAATCCAATACGGATAAACCTTCTAACTCAACTGTGGTATCTAAATCTTCACGATGTTTTGCTCTACTATCTGCTGTAGGCATATATAGGTCTGGGCTATTTACATCAGTCTCCATCACTTCTTTGATTAGGTTCTCTGCCATTTCTCTAGCATCTTGCTTAGGTCTTGGGTTAGTACCCGCATCCATAGCTTGTTCGTATGCTTTAGTTAATGTACGAATTACCTTATCTTTCCCATGCTTACTTATAGCACCACGGAATTTACCGTCTTGCCATACGTGTGGGATGTAGTGTTTGACTTTTCTTTCTTTTGTAAATCCACCAATACCATTCTCTACTAACTTATTGTGTGCATGGTCCATATACTTATCCCAATCATCAACAAAGTCGATAATGGATTTATCTAAGTTTTCTGGTAGTGGCTTACCCTGTCTTCGCATCTCTTGAATCATAAAGACTTCACGATTGAATTGCTTAACTAGAGGGCTATCTGCACCAGCGAATTGCTGTGCTCCCATCTTACCGACTGCTCCCTTACCTTTACTACCTGCATATGCTTCTATAGCTCGCGTGTAGTTAGGCATAATCTGCATAGCCGACTCGAGGTATTCTGCTTGACGTATAACGCCACCAGTAGCCTTTCTACGTACATTACCACCATATCCTCTACCAATCTCAGTGACATTAGCACCGAAGTATTGCATAGATGTTAACTTACCTTCTTGGAATTTGGTTCCAATATCTTTAGTCCATTTAGTTGCTAATCTACCTACGTAATCTAATGCGCCTCTAGGCTCCATAGCTAACTTTAATAGCTTCTGACCACCAGTACGTACCCAGTCAGCTAAACCGTCCGATACACGCTGGGAGGCTGTTGAAACTACTTGCTTAGTAGAGTCTTCTAACTTTGTCATTGTTTTAGCTGCTTCTTCTAAATCCACAGTCTTTATGTCACTATCTAAAATCCAAGCTACATCAATGTCTTCCTCAGTTAGAGGGGTGAAGTTTTTTTCTACCTTAGAAGTTATTACTGCTTCTTCTTTTAATAGTTTCTGCATTTCCTTCAATATTTCATTAGAAGGTCGTCTAGTCTCCCCTTTTTCAAGTATATTTTGAAACTCTCGCGTAAGTTTCTGCTTTTTCTGTAGTATGTCACTGGTTGCATCTTTCACTCTCTGTGCTTTAGCTTCCGCATTTACTTCAGACATAGTAACTTCTTTTTTTGGTTGTATTGGTTTTTCTATTTCTTTAGAAGCAGCTTTTACTTTTGCTTCTTTAGCAATAGTATCCGATGCGCGTATCACTTCTACTATTAAATCCATATCCTTACGCATAACCATCCTTTCGATTACACCTTTCTTGTCCTTTAATAGTGCTTCTTTAACTTTTACTACACGTTGGTTCTGTGCTCGAAATTCAGCTTTACCCTTAATCTCTAATACACCTAGTTTCTTTGCAACACCATGTAGGCGTTCTTCCATAACTTTAAGTGTGTCAGCGGTAGGGTTCTTATATGCTTCTATTGTTTCTGTTTGGTTGTATGCACGAGGGAGTAAGTCTTGGTCTAAGTCATCTTTAATTAGCGTGGTGGCTGAGTCATAAGATTCATCTGTGTCGTATTTGTCTCGTGAGAAACCGACTTCCTGTTCTCTTACTTTACCAACTTTCTGTACTTCTTCGGATACTGCTACTCTACCTGTACCATCTCTTAGTTCTCTTAATCGCTTAGAGTACTCTGATGTACGAGGTGTTAGCCCTTCTTTCTTTAATTGTGCTGCTATCTCAGGGGCGGTCATCTTAACCGATTTCCCAAAGGATTTAGTTGAATCTGCAAACTTCTCTAGTGTACCTAGTTCGAGTTGTTCTAGTCTCGCTGATAATAAACCATTCATCTTCTCCATAAGGATACTGAATTCATCGTTCTTCATCTTAGCGGCCATGTTGTTTAACTCTACTACATCTTTAATGAATGATACTTCTTTAGGCAGTACTCTTGATAGCCCTGCTGTATCATCATCTAAACCTAGTCTGTTAAGTACATCTGACTGTTGTTCAAAGAAGTCTTGTCTACTTACAGGTAGTACGTCCACATCTTTAAATACGTCTAAGTTCTCGAGTACATTAATATACTCGTTCAATCTCCCTACTGGGTCGGCTGTCTTACCCTCTAACAAATCACTCATAGCATTACGTTTGTTAAACTTCTGCTGTCTGAAAGTAATCTCTTGGATAGCCTTGTTTATGTTCTTAGGTACTTTACCATTAGGGAATTTACCAGCTATATGTAAAATAGTAGAATTCATCTTATTAGCTAAGGCTCTCTCTACATCACTAAGGTTCTTATTATTTAACCCTACTTGCTGGTTTAATAGATACCTCATTGCTGATTGACCTTTCTCTAATCTAGGGTACGCATCGGATAGTGCTTGTGATGCTGCTTTGAATCCTTTAGGTGATACATTAGTAATTGCTTCCCAAGGTGTGAATCTTTGCCCACGCTCAACATCAAATACTTTAAAAGCACCCTGTACCATCACCTGTGCTTTAACATTAGAGTCAACATCTGTAGCTTTATCTTCCACTACTTGTAACTCTGGTGTTTCTGCTGGAACTTCTTCACCCGCTTTTATTTTAGCTTCCTTCTCAATAGCTTCTTCTAATGCCCTAGCTTCCATCTCACGAGAGTTTCTAAGTTCTTTACGAGTCTTAGCACCTTTCCACACAGGCTTGATTACACCTTCAACTAGCCCACCTAAACCCAAACCAAAGGCTGAGTCCATCATAGTGTCCATGTAAAAGTCTTTAGCTGTGTATTGATGGTCTGCTGCTAATCTAGGTAAGTTAACCATTGTACCTTCTGCGCCACCGGCTGCTGCCCATGTTGCCATCTTAGCTGTGTTCTGGAATGTCCGTGAGGCCATCCAAGCTTTGTTACCGTTTACGCTAGCATTTATTACACTAGATATTCCTGCTGCTTTAGTTGCCGCTGTTACTCCTTGAGCACCTTTAGCTACTACTGCACCACCAGTTAATGTTAGAGGGTCTAGTATCATAGCAAGGCCACCAGTGAATAACTGTTCATACCATTCAGCTTTATCAAATACTGTCTGGTTCTGTATGTCTTCTAACAATTGTTCTTTCTTCATTAATGCACCAGCTACCGTTCCTGTATCTCGTTCTTCTAAGATTTTTGCATGGAATGCGGGTGGTACATCTTTTAAGAGTTCTTTGTCACTGATATCTTCTTCTGTGTCTCCGAACTTCTTGGCTCTCCATAGGTTACCCATATCTCCTGAATGAGACACTGTATTAAACATTTTAAAAGATGTTTTCAGTGTGTCCATAAATGATGGGTCTTCTTCTGGTCTGATAGCCACATGTAAATCATTGTTTCTAACTGCGCGATTATATTCCTCACGCCTTGCTGGGTCTTGTAGCATAACGTCATAGGCGTTCCTTAATGGACCACCATCGTTCTCGTATGATGCTTCTCTATCCCAGTTATGCAATTGGTGTCTAAACCGTGATACTAGTTCAGGGTTTTTGTAAAGCTCTACCATTGCTGTATCTAGTTCTTCTTGTGTTGCTTCGCCCTCACTGAACAAGTTATTAACTCTAGTGAAGTTCTCCTGTAATCGGCTAACTTCTTTGAATTGTTCTGCTGTTAATGGGTCTTGTGATTCTCCCGCCTGATATTGTACATAGGGGGAGTAGAATTCTTTGTATTGGTTATGTAACTTGGGGTCTGGGTGTTTCCCAAACTTTGTGAAGTAGCTAGAAAAACCTTGGTCTAGTTGAACTAAACCAAAGTTAATCTTTTCGCCATTCACTTCTCTGAATACGTCACCTAGCTTTCTACCAAACTTGTCAGTACCGTGTTCGGTAACTTCAACTGGTGATTCTTCTGGTAATATACGTTTCCCAAATTCGCTGGCCTGTTCACCACGTGGGGTGTTCAGGCTTTCAATTGGTGATACTGATTCCGGTGTGTTAATATTCTGTAGTCTTACATTATCTACAGTATTATCTTTACGGATTTTTCCAGTGTCTCCGTCTATCATCTCTTGAAGTGTACTCATTGTTTCTCCTGTCGAGTTATAATCGTGGGTTACTAATATGGTCCTGACCTATCCACGACCGCTCAATTGCTTGTGCTTTTGAAGCTTCTTGCTTTGCTTCGACTTCTCTTTGTACTTCTGCCATCTCTGCCCACTGCTCTAACTCGTCATAAGATATTAGTGTAGGTTGCTGGAATGATATAGACTTTAGTAATATACCGTTAGGGTCCATTTCCATTGTCCAGTCATCTCGTAATCTACTCAACTCTTTTACGTGTGTTGTTCCTGTAGGTGAATCTATGGGTGCTACTCCTGCTCTAGATAGAACCGCTGCCATCATACCTTGTTTCTCTGCAAACGCCACAACTTTCTCAAACTTTATACCAGAAGGTGATAGCTTATCTAAGGTGTTACCACCCCAAATTACTTTACCTTGTACTGTTGTTGTTTGAGAATCTAGCGAATCGAGTAGGTACTGTTTAGCCCCACCGTGGTCCCCGTTACTATGTATCAATCCACGTTTATATGTTTCCATCATATCAACTGTGGATGCTACTGTTGGGTACTGACCAGTTCTTTGCTTAACTATCTGTGATACATAGTCTTGCTTAGTTTGGTGGTCCTTCTTATTCAATGGCCACTGAGGGAAGTTTTCGACGTTCTCTGAATTCTCATGGAATCGTCTCACATCTTCAGTAATCATTTTAGCGGTTCTACCCTGTCTAATACCTTTAGCTACTTCTAGGAATTCATCATAGTTCTTCTGTCCTATATTTGCCTGAGTTTTCTTATTCTTCAGGAATAGTTCAGCATTCGCTAGTTGTGCTAAAGAGTCTTGAGTAGGTCTACCATTTTCTTCATCAAAAGTATTCTCGAAGCCACTAATAAATTGAGTCATTACACGTTTCACCATAGGCGAATTTACGTCTCTGTTCTCATAGAAGTGAGCGACGAACTTTGCAGCGTTAGGGTCACTAAGTATCTTAGTAAACGCCTCGCTTTGGGTTAGTTCTGGGTTACCGGACATTTGTGCTAGTTGTGATACGATATACGCATCTGCACTATCACCAGCTTCTTTCTCTGTATCTAACCCAATCTCTGCTTGGGCTAAGGCTCTATCTTGTGGGTCGTTAATCCCCCAAGTGTCTCGCTGTGCCTCTAGCTTCTCAGCTTTAGTCTGCTTGACTGCTCCTGACCTTAGTGCGGCAGCGCGGCCCTTTGCTATACGTAAACGCGCATCGGCAATAATCTTATCACCTCGCTCTGTTCCGCTTAACCTCACTTCCATCTCGTCAATACGAGTATCAAGTGTATCGTAGGCCGCTGCTGCATCCCCTATGGTCTCTGCCTCGATTGCTGCTATCTCACCATTCGATAGGATAGTACCTACCTTTTGACCGAAGTCTGTGTCGTATGCACTAATCGAGGTATCTCTTTTAGCAAGTGTCCCAGCGCTCTGTCTACTTTCCCAACCTAATGCTAGGGCATACTTGTACATATTAATGCCACCTTGCTTAAGGGAGTTATCCAGCTCGTCGTTCAGTATCCCGTCATAACTTTCTATTGATTGCCCTTCACGTTTTAGTGAACGATTAAACATACCACCAATGTTGTTTGCAATTGCTGCTGCTTCTTCTGGTGAAGTTGCTTTACTAGCTTCTATATTAAATGTATCAATAGATTGTCTAATCAACACACGAGACTGTTCTGCTTGCTGCATCTGGTTCCAACCATAATGCGCTTCAAACTGCTTTGCAGCTAGTTTAGCACTTTGGTCTTGCCAAGCACCAGCTATAATAGATTGTGTCTCGCTATCACCCTCATACTTTTCTAGTACTGAGTTTAGTCCGTCTTTTAAACGTGCTTTGTAATCTTCTGGTGAATGGCCTGCGAATTCATCAACTCGTACAGCTTCACCTAAATAATGATTCTGTATAGCGTTCTCGGCTGCTTGTTGCTGTGCTGCCCTGTACTCTACATTCTCACCATAAACCCACTTCTCCCAACCAGTACGCTTCTTTTCTTTCATAGAGTTGATGATACCAACATTTGTTCCCTGTGCTATCTTCGCGTCTAGTGCTCTCTGTTTGTTGATGTGGGTTTTCTTCTCGTCTAGGTGCTTTGCTAATGCTCCACCTAGAGCGCTACCTACTTTCTCTACGCCAATGTCTAGGCTTGAGGTAGGCTTAACTTTTTGTAGATTCTGTGACCTAGCTTCATGCTTTACTGTAGGTGGGTTGATAACCCCTTCGTTAGCATCACTTGACGCTGACCTAGATGGTAATCCAAATTGTGACATGGTTATCCTCCCCACAATGGTAGTGAATCATCTAGAATTTGCTGCTGTCCCGATGCCTCTGTACTTAACGGGTCTGAACTAGCTGTCGATTCTTTGCTGTCTAAAGCTTCACTAATTTTAAAATCATTTTTCTCGAATGAACTAAAAGCCTGTAATAGCTCCCCCATTACATTAGGTGATGTTTCTGTTACACCTAAGTATGCTGCTTGAGCACTATTGACCCTAGCTAGTTCTGATTCTATTCTCTGTGATGCTTGTCGTTTATTTCTACTCATTGCGTATACTTCATTAGCTTCGGTTTGGTAAACCACATCCTCTGCTGATTGTCCTTGCATACCTGCCGCGGCTGCGTTCACTTTAGCGAATGCTTCTGCTTGGTCTTGTTGCATTTGGATTGAAGTATCGGATAATATCTTATCCTGTTTGATTGCAGCGATATTCTTCTCTGCTGTTTGCTTACGGTCCAACGCAGCTAATCTTTTAGACTGTGCTGCGTATGACGCGTTGTATGCTGCCTTGGTTTGGGCGTTCTCACCAGTAGCAGCTAGTTGTGCTGCACTTAAACCAGACTGCACTGCTTGTGCGTAAATTGACATTACATTCTCCTACTGGATTGATGGTACTTGCCTTGCCAGCTAATACTAGATATTGATAACCCTAAGTAACCTTCTGTGTAAAACTCTGCTTCTGCTAAGTCAGCATTCTGACTATAACTAAACTTCACATCTCCGGTATGTAGTGGTGTTTCACCGATTAAACTACCTAATCCACCAATAAATCGACTATTAAACTCTTGGTCGTCCCACCCACTAAAGTCTGAAACTATCTTCATACTTACGTCTGCGGATTCGACTAGACTTAATATAAACTTACTGACGTTTAATCTATCGGATGTTATTGCTACACCTTCCTTACTTACACGGAATGGTCTTGTGGGTCTGTATGCTGACCTGAATTTCTTTCCTACGTACACCTTACATGCTTGCCCGTCACTGATATTCTCGTCGAACTCAATGATGTTAGCTATGTTAGAGTATGCAGCTATATTTAGTGGGTACTCTGTACCATCACCTGTTACTACTACTGTGTCTGCATCTATCAGATAATCTATTGGCGTTGCTACGTCTGCCCCGTTTGCACAATCTAATGTTATTAAATCATCTAAGAAAATATCACTTGTGTTAGTTGAAACACTAGAGTACATACTAAGAGTCTTTACTATCACTCTGTTATTCTCATGGCATATAAGAGTCAGTGTATCCTTCTCGAACGTCATATCAATAATAGTAGTTGTTTCTGGTAATACCCATTTACTCCACGATTGCTGTACCAATTCCCCATTGTTCTTACGGAATTGCTCGAATATGAATAACTCATTATTCGGGGCAGTTTTCGTAGTCATAGCTATCATATTAATATTTGAGTTGGCTGTTAGAGATTCTACTTCACCAGCCATATATCCAATAACTTGATGACATACGGATTTCGCCATATCTTGTGTAGTATTCTCTTGGCCTGTATAAACCTGTAGTCCAGAGCTATCACCAAAATCCATTGGTAGATAAACTTCATTACCCATAGACACTGGTTTGGCACTGGTCTGTACATCATAGGATGTGGTCAAAGGCATCGACACCGTTTGTGGGGTCACTGCTTCTGAACCGTTTATTTTAAACTGACCGTTAGCTGCTACTACTAGCAAATCCCTGTTGTGGGTTGTTATACTATGGAGTGCGTCAATGTTAGGTGCACTAGATGCTACACTAACTGGGTCTGTTACTAATAGCTGTACTGCTGATGCTTTCCACCAGTTGTATAAGTCGTCTGTTTCTGACATGGATACAGTATCTTCTGCCATTACTACTAACCGTTTCTGGAAGTAGCTCATACCTGTAATCTTCTTATCTACGAAGTGTGGCTGAGGGGCTGAGTTATCGTCACCAGTACGTCTTTCATTCCACCCTATCGATGGCTCACCTACAGTAAAATCGTCTGTAGAATCGTTATACACGATGGTGTGAGGCATTGTTGAGGCATCAAGTGCGTAATCTTCAAAAGGTGAACGGTGTTCGGCCCATACAACCTCTTCCAGTATTCTTTCTGTTGGGGTAGCTGCTTTTATAGTAGAGTCGGATGTTCCTACAGCCTCAAGATAATATGTACCCTTATCTGATATAGGGTTAGGCTTCATCGTAATACGTGTACCATGTACAGCATATAGCGGTAATCCATCTACTCTCTCAATCTCTTTATTAATTGCTACTATTGATTTAGAGCCTTGACCAGACTGTACGTTCACATCTGGGAATTCTCCATCATCTCTCCATATAGCTACTGATGAACCTAGAGCTATAGCGGATATATCGGCTTGTGGGTCTAGTAACGCTGCTATCTCTTCTGCAACTTTTGCAGTAGCCCTTGCTTGGTCTGCTGCATCAAAGTTACCTGATGTGCCTACTAATGGTGTAGAGTATACTGCTGTTCTTTGGTTTATTGGTCCCGGGTTTGCCCAAGCCAATACCACGTTTACTGTAACAGTTTCACCATAGTTCATAGCATCTACAACATTGATGTGTGCTACGTTCTCTATTGTGCTCTCGTCTGTGCCTGTAGACATGGTTACAGTCTTATCTTTGTTTAGTACAAATGTAGTATCGTTGATGGTCTGTAGGTCCATGTTATCTTTAGTACCAACATAGCCAGTAAGGTTACCCGTTACTGTTTTCTCTACATTATCTACGAAAGCGGTTACTGTCCCGTCTTCTTCTACTAACATTCTAAAATCTTTATCTCCCCGTCTATAGGAGTGATGTTTTACATCTGCTGAGGTTGAGTCTAGTAAGTGACTAGTCCATACCATAGATGGTCGCCTTGTTAGCTTCTTCACTGGGTCAGACCGGAAATTTTCTTGTAATCCTGCTTGACCTTCAGCTCTGTTTCGAGGCGATAATGTACTAACACCATGTACGGGTGTTGGGTAAGAACCTTCAATTCTCATTAGTCTCTCCTGTTATACGTCAGGGTCTCCGAAGAATCTGACATTATTATGCGCGTATGGTCTAACACCACCACGTGCTTGTCTGACTCTCGATTTATTAAATGTATTGTATTGACCTTGTTCTAAGTCATCACGTTGTACATCAATTAGAGCGATACCAGCACTACCTGCTAGGTCTCGTTGCTTTTCTGTATCTTCTAATTCATCTCTAACGAATTCTACTGCTGCTGCATATGCACAGTACTCTTGCATAGATTCGGGCATATCATCCCATTCTAATACACGTACTACACGATGCGCTGTTACATTAGCATCGAATTGGTATGTTTGGTCATACTTGTTGTATAATTTACCTGCTCGTTTAATTACACCTGCTGTATCATCTGCTACAAAGGTAGTAATTTCTGCGGGTATAGTAATTTCTTTTGTTATTGGGTCTGGTTGGTATGTAACATTATAATCAATGTTGAACCACCACCCACGCTTCTGAGCGCGTTTTCTAATCCTATTTAATGTAGTTCTAGCGTTCGCTACGTCAGGATGTGCTGTTGTTACGTCATTAACTACATTAGAGCCAATCAGTTTTAACAGCATATTTAATGCTTCTAATTCATCCATATTAATTTCCTTTGCAAAGAAAAAAGATATAGAAACGATATGTCTCTATATTAGTGTTTAAAAATAACACTTATAAAGCCCTCCAATGAAGAAGGGCTTGAAAGTGCTACTCGTTATTAAGGAGTTGCAGTCTCTAATTCTGGGTCGAATCTGTAGATACCACCAGCCATCTCTGCTCGGTTAGGAGTAACACCATACGATAAGTATGAGTCAATGAACCATTGTAGTTCAATATCAGAGTAGTAAACTTTAGAAGTTAGTGGAATTGTTTCACCAGCTAATAGAGCTTTAGGCATAAGAAGTAATACTTTACAGTTAACGTCTGCTTGAGTGACGTTATATGCGTTACCGTTACCAGCGTTAGATAGATAATGGGTTGTACCAACATCTGCTTGCTTAGGGAAACGATTAGTTACTTGGATTCGTACACCGTTAGATTGAAGAACTTTACCCGCAGCGTAGTCGCCATTAGAGGTAGAGAAATCTTTATCTAACAATTTGTCGTTCTTAAGAAGTGTGTAATACTGCTCTGGACGCATTAATAATACGGCTTCAGCAATATCTACATCTTTCTCTTCGATACCTTGACATAAGTCTTGGATTGATAATTCTAACAAATCAGGGTCTTTCTCGTCATCTACTGCATCTAGAATTACTACTGTTCCACCTTGGAAATCTACTGGTGCTGAACGAGTGATATCAGATGGCTTACTTGAAGTACCACCAGTGATAGCGTCTGCCCAACCACCTAAAGATACTGCCGCAGGGTCTACGTTA